ATGACTCTTGCTGATCGTATCAATGGTAAGTTGGATGCAATGATGAAAACATTTGTAACACGACTTGGTACAGATGATGATGTGTCTGCAACTACAATGTCAGAAGTTGAGAAGGTCACAAAGAATGTGATTGCATCAGTTGATGTTGCTGGTTACAATCCAAAAGAGATGGAGATATATCCAACAGGAACACAGTTTCGTGCATATGTTTTACTTGAGTATTCAGAGGAAGAGGCTCGTAAGATCATTATGAACCGTATGATGAAAGATCGTATGGTCTATGGTAAGATTCGTTCTACCAATGCATGGAAAGAACTTCAGAATGAAGTAGATGCATCAAAGGATGAAGATCAGACTTTATCAATGTCAAACATTGAAACCGAAATCAACAAGGTTGTTGATGCGGCAGAATAGAGGAAAAACTTTGTCTGGATTAAAAGTAACAGTTCGTGGAGATGACCTCAATGGTGCATTGCGAGTTCTAAAGAAACGTATGCAAATTGAGGGTGTCTTTAACGAACTGAGAGAACGAACTGCCTTTAGAAGTAAAGGTGAAAAAAAGAGACTTCAACGAGCTGCTGGTAGAAGAAGGTGGTTGAAGAAAGTGGATAAACTCAAGGAACAAGGACAATGGCCTAATGAGTAGAAAAAAAATAGTGGCATCAACAACTACTAATGATGGATGGGTTCAACCTAAACCTAAAAAGAAAAGGAAACCCATGACACCAGAACAAAAGGTTGCTGCAGCAGAACGTCTTGCGAAGGCTCGTGCTGCAAGAAAACCAGCAAAGAATGAATCAATACATCATTCTGTTCTTGCACTAGATGATGACCATGTGTTGTCTGCAAAAAATGTTAAGAATTGGATCAAGTCCCAGAAAGATCTGATGTCTAGTTTAAGATACGAAGTGCGAAAAGATGTCAAAGGTGCAAAGGCAAAGTATCATAGTGCAGAAGGATATATAAGACATCTAAAACATTATCTAAAACATGGGGACTACTGTGATGACTATTATGGTGCCTATGGGGAGAAAAAAATAAAATGGCAGACGATAACTTCAAAGGGAATGTAATCAAAGGGCCTTGGAAAAGGGCAAAGAAAGTATCAAAGGTGCAAACGGCAAAAGTGACTCAAGACATGGTTTTTATAGATGATGTCGCAGAAAATGTTATGATACCTTTGATACATGGTCTTGCCGAAAATGGTGTAGATATCAAAGAGGACGATTTTTGTAGAGAGATTGGATTTCTAAATGAGGTAGTGAGAACTATATTGTTCAGACATCTAGGTTATAAACATGAAATGAAAGAGTTAATAGAATCTGTAATGAAACTAAGAACAGAAAAAACAGAGGATGTATATGCCTCATTTGATGCAGAAGCAGTAGATAAATTAATTCAGTTTATAAAGATACAAAACGAAATTGAGAAGGAAAAAGACGATGACTGATGCAGAACAGTGGAGGCGTGAAGTAGTTATTCGCACTCCTTTCAGCCCAACTATTTTAGAATACCAAGTTCCACAGAGATTTATTGATATCATAAACACATCTGGTGATGCGGTTTTGCCTGATGATGGATTATCAAAGAAGTTTGATTTCTCTGACAATCTTGTGGGTAAGGTTTCTAAAGAAGTTAGAATACCAGTGGCAGAAGAAGATGACAGAAACTATATGGCAGATATTATTAAGAAAGCTTGTTTAGGTTATCTTCAAAATATGATTGCAAATAGTCGAGCATATGAGTGGCAGAAAAATGGTGGACATGGTAATCCAACTACCGATAATATTCACCTTGCACAATCTTGGATTGTAAGTCAATACAAATATGAATACAATCCATGGCACAAACATAGTGGGAACTTTAGTGGTGTTTGTTATCTAAAATTACCAGAGGATATGGAAAACCATTTTGATGAAGAGACAAAAGATCATTATCCTGCTAGTGGTTTGATTGAGTTTAGTTATGGAGAGCCTTGTGATATGAGAAGTGATACACTCATGTTCAAACCAAAAGTAGGTATGATGTTAGTATTTCCATCTTGGTTGAAACATAGTGTTTATCCATTTTACTGCGATGGTGAAAGACGTAGTATGAGTTTTAATGCTTACTATATGACAGATGCACAGATAGAATCAAGGGATAGTGTTAATAAATGATTATTATGGACATGAATCAAATCTCATTAGCAAGTCTAATGATGGATTTGAATATGCGAAAGAGTAACGAGGTCAGAGAAGACTTAGTAAGACACATGATACTCAACTCTATTCGTATGTATAGAACAGATTTTCACCAAGAGTTTGGTGAGATAGTTCTCACATACGATTCTAAACACTACTGGAGAAGAGACTACTTCCCTAATTACAAAGCTGGTCGTAAAAAGGGTAGAGAGAATGATAGTAAAGATTGGGGTGCAATCTTCAATTGTTTGAACAAAATTAAATCAGAGTTTAAAGAAAATCTACCATACAAATATGTGGAAGTTTATGGTGCAGAGGCAGATGATGTTATTGCAATATTGTGTAAACATTTTCCAGATGAAAAAATTATGATTGTGTCTGGTGATAAAGATTTTATTCAACTACAAAAATATCCAAATGTTCAGCAGTATAGTCCAATACTCAAGAAGTATGTAAATGGACACGATCCGATCACCTATATAAAAGAACACATACTTAAAGGTGATGCAAGTGATGGAGTTCCAAATGTTCTATCACCTGACAATACATTTGTTGATGGATTACGACAAAGGCCTTTAGGACGAAAAAAAATTGAAACTTGGTTGAATATGCACATAGATGATTTACAAGATGAAGTCAAAAGAAACTATCAAAGAAATGATAAACTTATCAACTTGGATAACGTGCCAGAAGATCTTGAAAAAGAGATTGTGGTAGACTTTTGTGAAGCACCTTGTGGAGATAGAAGTAAGTTGTTAAATTACTTTATTCAATCAAGACTGAAAGAACTTACAGAATCAATAGGAGACTTTTAAAATGGCAGAACAAACTTACGTTTTACTTTTTTCTGAAGTATTAGATAAGGTACACAAAGCAAAAACTAAATCACAAAAAGTTGCAATTCTTAGAGAACACAATACAGACTCATTGAGAATGTTGCTCAAGGCTGCATTTGACCCAACAAAGAGATGGGTATTCCCTGCTGGGGATGTTCCTTATACACCAAATGATGCCCCTGCTGGTACAGAACACACTGTGTTGGCACAAGAGGCAAAGAAACTGTGGAGATTTATTGAAGGTGCAGATAACGTGACTAAACAACACCAGAAAGAAAATATGTTCTTTCAGATGTTGGAGGGATTGCATGAAAGTGAAGCAAAACTTCTTATCAATGCGAAAGATAAAAAGTTGCATCAAGTTTATAAAGGATTGTCTGCGGCTGTGGTGAAGGAAGCATTTGGTTGGGACGATAACTTTATGATACCAGAACCAGACGTATATCCACAAGCAAGTCGTTCTGCTAGTGGATTGGTTGCTGACGCATGAGGGTGACACCTATCCAGAGGTCTGTGTTTTCAAATAGACAAAGGTCACAAACATGGTCTGGAAACCCCAGTGATTCTCACGATTCGCACGATTCGCAAAAATCCCAAAAAGATGGGTTTGAAAAATCTAGTGATAACAGTGTTTTAGAGATGGGGTTGACATATAGTAAATCATCTGGTAATATGAGTAGTAACATTGAGAAAGAGAGAAAAAATGACTATTCAGATCCAGAAACAGTTTGATAATTTAGAAGATGGTATTCAGAACATGATTGATGCTGCAATCTATGATTATGGTCAGTGGATGCAACCAGATACCGAAACTCGTGTTAAAATGAACAAAGAGTTTGCAGAAGGTTGGGTAGTTAAGACTGGCCCAAAATACACAAAGATTTTGCAAAAACATGGTGGAAATGTTTGGGGATTTGTTGTCAATACTGAAAATGATAAGAAATTCAAAAAAGGTGATTTGTTAAAACCTGCTGGTTACAATGCTCCTGCTCGTAACGCAGCTCGTGGTAATGTTCTAGAGGGTGGTTTCCGTATTCGTTGGACTGGCCCTGAGTATTTGAAATAGGAGATTTGTTTATGATACCAAAAGCACCAAATGTTAAGTACGAAGTATTCCTCACTAATTTTGGTTATACTTGTGGTGCGACTGACACACTAGAAAAGGCAATCAAGATTGCAAAGAAAACTGGTTATCAGTGTCAGATCTTTCTTGCAGACAATCCTTTCAATATCGTAAAGACTGTTTGCCCTATTGGTGGAGTTCGTTCTTAATGAATAATATAGTTCCGATATTGGTTATCATTGCCTGTATAATGATTGTTGGATACATAGAAGATCCATGTGCAACAGAGGGATTGATGAAAGGTTGTATGGATTAAACAGTTTGATTCGGTTGGCACCTCTCTCTCTCATCATCAAAAGCCACCGAATCACTTTCCCACGATTCGCTACGATTCGTTTTTATGATGAGAAATGTGACTTGATAAATCGTTGTAATTGTTGGGAATAAAAGGGGGGTTGACAAGACCCCCCTTTCTTGTTATA